AATCGTATACTGGGAAATTTTAGTGGCGTTAACATAAATGATATTTCTACTGGAAAGTTTGCTGAAAGCGCGTGCGAAAAAGAAAAAATTCAGCAAGCTACGCAAAAATTTAAGGAGCTTCCTCTTAGCTATATTACAATCGCCGGTAAACCCTTTGAAGAAACCCTTTCGATAATCAGAAGATGGATCGTAAAAAATGTGGGCTATGACGAAAATGGTCGCGTCAATGACTGCATGATTATATACGATTATCTCAAGTTAATGCATTCCGATCAAATCAATGACAGCATGAAAGAGTTTCAGGTTTTAGGATTTCAAATTACACAGCTACACAACTTTTGTGTTCAGTATGACTGTCCCTGTTTAGCGTTTGTTCAATTAAACAGAGACGGGATTACTAAAGAAAGCACGGATGTAGTCAGTGGTTCTGATCGACTTATCTGGCTCTGTAGCAGCTTCTCTATCTTTAAGAAAAAGTCGGATGAAGAAATCGCAGAGGATCAAGGAGAAAGCGGCAACAGAAAATTGATTCCAATTGTAAGCAGACACGGTTCCGGTCTAGATGATTATGATTATATAAACATGTCGATGAAAGGAGAGGTAGCTAGAGTTGAAGAAAGAGAAACACGGAACGAAATCAAATTCAATACACACACTAAGGAGTCTGGTTTTAATATTGACAATCTAGACGATAAAGAAAGCCCATTTTGATGGATAAAAATGAACTAATAATTCTATCCAACAGAGTCGCAGAAAAAATTACAGATCTGTTTGACCTGTTCGGGGTAAGATATTTTGAGCAGTATGATAGGATTACTTCCGTATGTCCGATTCATGATGGGGCAGACAACCCACAAGCCTTTACTGTAACTACAACTAGAGATCAATATTTTGGATATTGGAGATGTTGGACACATGGGTGCGAGAGGAAATTTGTACCAACTCCAATAGGTTTGATACGAGGCTTGTTAACGGCGCAAAGACAAGAAGAGATTTCTTTTTCCGAGGCTATTGATTTTGCAATCAATTTTACGTCTTCTTCAAAAGAAGAATTAGAGGCAGAGGGTAAAAATTTCAATCTGAAAAAATTCATAGAATTGTCTGAAAAGGTTTACCAAACCGCTCCCAAACCGAAGTATTCAGTGCGGAGAAGCCTAGTTAGGGAGTCACTCTCTAGACCCGTGTCTTACTATACAGACAGGGGATATGAAGAAACAACCTTGGACGCTTTTGATATTGGAATTTGTACCGATCAGTCTAAACAAATGAAGAACAGAATTGTAGCCCCTGTTTATGATGACGATCACGAATTCATGATAGGATGCGTGGGAAGGATTGCTCATGAAAATAGCAATGGAAACAAGTGGGTAAACTCGAAGCATTTTAATGCTGGAGCGTATCTTTACGGATACTGGATTGCCAGAGACGCAATAAGAGAGAAAAAAACTGCGATACTGGTTGAGGGTCAGGGTGATGTTTGGAGACTTTATGAGGCTGGCATAAGAAACTCAGTAGGAATGTTTGGCTCCAGCCTAAGCGATGGACAAGCTAGAATTCTGGAGACCTCTGGAGCCTTAAATCTGGTGGTTCTTACCGATAATGATGAAGCTGGAGCAAAAGCAAAAGAGTCTATTGTCCAGAAGTGTGACCGTCTATTCCACATAATCTTTCCTACATTTTCCAAGAAGGATATAGGCGAAATGAGCGTGTTCGAAATAGAAGAAGAAATAAAACCACAGCTTGAGGGGATGATATAATGGATCAAAAAATCTTAGGAATATCTGGGGCAAAGCAGAGCGGAAAAACCACATGCACAAATTTCCTGCATGGGTATCAACTCAGACTTCATGACGCCGTAACCAAGTTCATGATGAATGACGAGGGCGAGCTTCTGGTCAATGCTCTAACCACCAATGAAAAGGGTGAGGAGGAGGAAGGTGTAGGAGTGCTAGATGTTTTCAGACTGGATAATGAGTTTGTTGACTACGCCTCGCAGATGGTTTGGCCATACGTAAAAGCTTTTAGTTTTGCAGATCCCCTTAAGCTCATGGCTATGCATCTCTTTGAACTTACAGAACAGCAATGTTACGGTTCTGACAAGGATAAAAACACAAAAACTGTCGTAAAGACAAAGTTTATGACAAAGCTTCTAGGCAGAGACTTGGGCGACAATAAGTTTTTGACAGCCAGAGAATTTTTACAACTGTTTGGAACTGATGTTTGCAGGGCGATTAAATCTGATGTGTGGACATCTTCTTGCCTGACAAGAATAAAAGATAGTAATACTGAACTCGCTATTGTTTCGGATTGTAGATTTCCCAATGAAGTAGAAGCCATAAAAAGTGTTGGAGGAAAGGTTGTCAGATTGACTAGACACCCACACAGCGATGAGCATGAAAGCGAGACGGCTTTGACAGATGAATATGAAGGGTACGACTATGTGATTAATAATGCAAAAATGGATATGGATAAAGCCAACCGAGCTTTGATGGACGTTCTTAAAAAGTGGGGCTGGTTACAGTCTAAGGTGGGATAATGACAGAAGAAAAATCTTACGAGGATTGGTCTAACAGCGTGGAATATTTGGGGTATACTTTCCCCGTGAAAAAACCTTGGGGTGAATATCTAGACTATGTAAGAAATGATCATGTCGTTTTCAAAAAAATAACCATCAATCCCGGCGAGGAAATATCTTATCAGCTACATCACAAAAGAAGCGAGTTCTGGTATGTAACAGAAGGTACAGGTTTGTTCCGATGGAATAATGTAGAAAAGTGGAAAGTTAGGCCGGGGTTTACTATTCAAATAAGAAAGAATGACGCTCATCAAATTATAAATACCGGAGAGAGCGATCTAGTTATTTTTGAAATGCAGTTTGGTGAATGTCTTGAAGAAGACATTGTGAGAATAGAAGATAAATATAACAGGAGAGACGGCGATGAACAGTAGGGTAAAGATCGATCTACCGCAAGAGAAGCTGCAAGAGGCTATGCAGATAGCCAAAGAGCGAGATGTTAAAAAGGAGAGGTTTGGTTCCAAAAGCTATAATAACACCTACAAGAGTTCGGAGGATGTGCATATTGTTGGGGCTGTAGGTGAAGCCGCCGTAGCCCATTTCTTCGGCGTAGAGATGGACAAAACTATTTTTCAAGAGCACGGTGATGCTGGAGTAGACAACTCTATCGATGGGTATGGAAATATAGAAGTCAAGACAACCACCTATTGGAAAGATCCATACCTAAGAGTGCCCGCATACAGGCCAAACAAGGATATAGATTACTATGTTTTATGCTACGTCGATAAAAATGATTACTCAAACGTTTGGATTGTTGGCTCTGCCAAGAGAGATGAAGTTGTGAAAAAACCTAAGCGCCGTCTTTACCGGGATGGACCCCTTAACTACATTCTGGAAGAAAAAGAACTGGAAAATATACATGATAGTATGTTACATAAGAAGCAGCAGTCTTAGCACTCTTGACTTCTGTGAGCAAAAGTTTTTCCTACAGTATAATTTGTCATTTAAAGACAAAACCAATAAGAAGGCTTTAATGGGGACAATCACCCATAAAGCTCTTCAGGTTCTGGGGGACAAAAAATTATGCATGAACAGAGGCAATAAGAGTTTCACTGATGGCGAGCTAGGAAGACTGACCCTTGATGACTGTGACAACATTGAAAAAATAACATCGAAGGCATTCAATTATTATAACAGTCATGAACCCGATGTGGGACTGGATGATTCTAGTTTGAGAGCCTGTACCCGTTGGGTGCATAAGGCTATAGAATATAATGATGGACTGCTGGATCCTAGAAATCAAGACGTGTTTGCCACTGAAGAGTACTTTGATTTCGAAATAGATGAGCCTTGGGCTAAGTACTGCTACAATATAGGCGGTGAAAAAATTGAAGGCAGACTGGCCATTAAAGGAACAGTCGATCTAATAGTCAAGCACGATGAAAAATATTACGAGATCCTTGACTACAAAACCGGAAAGCGCATAAATTGGGCAACGGGTGAGGAGAAGACTCTTGAATCTTTGCAGAGCGACACGCAGCTATTGCTCTACTACTATGCCCTCAAGAACATGTACCCGGATTACGATTTTGGTGTTAGCATTTTCTACATTAACAGCGGCGGTCTCTTTTCTATGTGCTTTGACGATCAGGATTATGTTAAAGCAGAATCTATCTTGAAGAAAAAATTTCAATATATCAAGAATTCAAAACGTCCAAAGCTTCTATGTGATGAAAACAGACACTGGAAATGTCGCAAGCTGTGCAAGTTTAGTGAAAAACAGGAGGGGACCAACAAGAGTGTGTGTCAATTTATTCGTGATGAAATCAAAAAGAAGGGCGTAAATAAGGTTGTGTATGAACACGGTGATTTGGTTAAACTTACTACTTATGGAAGCGGTGGGGGAAGATTGAAAAAATGAGTTGGGTTCCACTACATTTGCATACGCATTATAGTTTGTTGGATGGTCTGTCTAAACCCGAACAGGTAGCTGCTAGATGTGCAGATCTAGGCTACTCTACTTGCGCCGTTACCGATCACGGAACTATCGCTGGTGCAGTTTCTTTTACAAGCGCAATGAAAGAAAAGAATATTAAGCCCATAATTGGATGCGAGTTTTATTTAAGTCAGGAGGATTGTCGCATTCAGGAAAAGGAGAACAGAGCCTTAAGTCATGTCGTTGTTTTGGCAAAGAATAAGGATGGCTGGAACAGGTTGATAGAAGCAACCTCTAGAAGCAATGATGATGATATATTTTACTTCAAGCCCAGATTAGATTTGAACCTGTTGGAAGAATATGCAGATGGAAATCTTATAGCATTCAGCGGTCATCTTGGCAGCGACCTAGCCAACATTATTTTCACCGACTACAGAGGAGCATACAACGCAGAAACCGAAGCGGATGTTAAAGAATATATAGACCCAGATTGGGAATCAAGGGTATTAAGTAAAGCAAATTTATACAGGGATATCTTTGGTAAGGACAATT